CTGGGAAGCTTGTAAAGCGGACAACAGGTGCTACGGAATGTGCTATCTTAAAAACAGACGGAGTGGATTTAGCTTTATGTCGTCAGCTGAACTGGTCAACCAGGCAACAATATCGTCTGACTCTAGATTCGGTATCTTATCTAAGACTGGAGCAGACGCTAAAAAAATGTTTACCGACAAAGTCGTACCAATATCCGTTAACTATCCGTTTTTCTTTAAACCCATCCAAGATGGTATGGATCGTCCTAAAACCGAATTGGCGTATAGAGTCCCAGCTTCAAAGCTTACTAGACGAAAACTAGAAACAAACGAACAATTAAAAGAATTAGATGGTCTTGATACAACTATAGACTGGAAAAATACGGGGGACAACTCTTACGATGGTGAGAAATTAAAAATATTAGCACACGACGAATCAGGAAAATGGGAACGACCAGACAATATATTAAACAACTGGAGAGTTACAAAAACTACACTAAGACTAGGCCGAAGAATAGTAGGCAAGTGTATGATGGGCTCAACTTCAAACGCGTTAGATAAAGGTGGAAACAACTTCAAAAAACTCTACTACAATTCAGATGTTAAAAAAAGAAATAGAAACGGACAAACAAGTAGCGGATTATATTCTCTTTTCATCCCTATGGAATGGAACTACGAAGGATTCATGGATACTTTTGGATCACCTGTATTTCTTACGCCGAAAAATAAAACAATCGGAAGAGACGGTGTTGAAATTACAATCGGAGTAATAGAACATTGGGAAAATGAAGTTGAAGGATTAAAATCCGATCAAGATAGTTTAAACGAATATTACAGGCAGTTTCCAAGAACAGAGCAGCATGCTTTTAGAGATGAGACTAAAAATAGTTTATTTAATTTAACAAAAATATACCAACAAATAGATTATAATGAAGAATTAAATAACATTACTGCGGTTACTAGAGGTAGTTTTATGTGGCAAAATGGAGTTAAAGACACAGAGGTTGTTTTCGCACCTAATAAAGATGGTAGGTTTTTAATATCTTGGGTGCCTCCAGTTAATTTACAAAACAGAGTTATATTAAAAAATGGAATTAAATATCCAGGAAACGAGCATATTGGAGCATTTGGATGTGATAGTTACGACATTAGTGGTACTGTTGATGGTCGCGGCTCTAATGGATCACTTCACGGATTGACTAAATTTTCAATGGAGGACGCTCCTCCTAATCACTTTTTTTTAGAATATATAGCAAGACCACAAACAGCTGAAACTTTTTTTGAAGAAATATTAATGGCTTTGGTGTTTTACGGAATGCCTGTGTTAGCTGAAAATAATAAACCTAGATTTTTATATTATTTAAAACGTAGAGGTTATAGAGGGTTTAGTATAAATCGCCCTGATAAAATATGGAATAAACTTTCTACAACTGAAAAAGAAATAGGTGGAATACCAAATTCTAGCGAAGACATAAAACAAGCACATGCTGCCGCTATAGAATCTTATATTGAAGAATACGTAGGTGAAATTGGAGACTCATACGGTGATATGTATTTTCAAGAAACTTTAGAAGATTGGTCTCAGTTCAATATAAACAATAGAACAAAGCATGATGCTACTATTAGTTCAGGTTTAGCTATAATGGCTTGTAATAAAAATAAATATAAACCAGTAGCGGAAAGAACAAGAGTTAGTGTTAACTTTGGTATTAAAAAATATAATAATGATGGAAGTTTCTCTCAAATAATAAAATAAATGCAAATACAAACTTATAATGGCAGTTCGTTTCCTGATCAGGTGGTACCTGCGGAGGTTAAAGCAAGCATAGATTATGGTAGACAAGTAGGTAGAGCTATAGAAGGCGATTGGTTTAGTGGAACTAGAACAGGGGTTTCTGGTAGGTATAATACCAATTATAATCAATTTAGAAGCTTACGATTATACGCTCGAGGTGAACAATCCGTTCAAAAATACAAAGATGAATTAGCTATAAACGGTGACTTAAGTTACTTAAACTTAGATTGGAAACCAGTTCCAATAATACCTAAATTTGTAGATATTGTAGTTAATGGTATGGATAGTAAGGTTTTTGATGTAAAAGCTTATGCTCAAGATCCTGAGTCTCTAAAAAAGAGAACTAGATATGCTGAGACTATATTAAGAGATATTCAAGGTAAAAAATTAATAGATAAGATACAACAGACTTTAGGTATGGACATGTATTCTACATCTAACCCTGAGGATCTACCACAAAATAAAGAAGAATTAGATGTTCATATGCAGTTAACATATAAACAATCTATAGAAATAGCAGAGGAAGAAGCTATCAATAATACTTTAGCTTTTAATAAATATGAATTAACTAGAAGAAGAGTTGCACAAGATTTAGTAGTTTTAGGAATTGGTGCTATAAAGACTAATTTTAACCTATCTGAAGGTGTTACTGTAGATTATGTTGACCCAGCTAACCTAGTATATTCATACACAGAAGATCCCAATTTTCAAGATATATGGTATGTTGGAGAGGTTAAATATATTAGTTTAGGTGAAATTAAAAAAGAATTTCCTCATTTAACTGAAGAAGAATTAGAGATAATACAACAATACCCAGGAAGTAAAAGTTATAATTACCAGTTCAATGGTAGAAATGATGGTAATAGTATTGCTGTTTTATACTTTGAATATAAAACATATCAAGATCAAGTTTTTAAAATAAAAGAAACTCCAACAGGTTTAGAAAAAGCATTAGAAAAACCAGACACTTTTAACCCACCCAAAACTGAAAATTTTAATAGAATATCAAGATCTATAGAAGTATTATATAGTGGTGCTAAAATCTTAGGACATGAGATGATGTTAAGGTGGGAGTTAGCGAAAAACATGACAAGACCTACGTCTAATCTTGTTAAAGTTAATATGAATTACAATATATGTGCTCCTAAAATGTATAAAGGACGCATAGAATCGTTAGTTAGCCGTATGACTGGTTTTGCTGATATGATTCAATTAACTCATTTAAAGTTACAACAAGTATTAGCTAGAACAGTTCCAGATGGTGTTTTCTTAGACGTTGATGGTTTAGCAGAAGTTGATTTAGGTAATGGTACTAACTATAACCCAGCAGAAGCGTTAAACATGTACTTCCAAACAGGTAGTATACTTGGTAGGTCTATGACTCAAGACGGTGGGGCTAACCCAGGTAAAGTACCAATACAAGAACTCCAAACATCTTCAGGTGGTCAAAAAATGGCAAGTTTAATTCAAACTTATCAATACTATCTTCAAATGATGAGGGATGTAACTGGATTAAATGAGGCTAGAGATGGTAGTTCACCTGATCCAAATTCTTTAGTAGGTTTACAGAAATTAGCAGCTGCAAATTCTAATACAGCTACAAAACATATAGTACAAGCAAGTTTATATTTATCGGCTAAAGTATGTGAAAATATATCTTTAAGAATATCAGACGCTCTAGAATATCCATTAACTAAAGAAGCTTTAAAATCTAGTATAAGCTCTTTTAATGTAGGGACGCTTGAAGATATGTATCATTTAAATTTATTTGAATTTGGGGTTTATTTAGAGCTAGTACCTGATGAAGAAGAAAAAGCTCAATTAGAACAAAATATTCAATTATCATTGAAAAATGGTGGTATAGATTTAGAAGACGCTATTGAAATAAGAGAAATAAAAAATCTTAAATTAGCTAATCAAGTTCTCAAAATAAAAAGAAAACAAAAAGCAGCTGCTGATCAAGCAGCTCAAGAAAGAATGGTTCAAGCACAAGCACAGGCAAATGCAGAAGCTTCTGAAAGAGCAGCCGCAGCTGAGATGCAAAAACAACAAGCTTTAGCAGAAACAGAATTACAAATTGAACAAGGTAAATCACAATTTGCAATAAATAAAATACAACAAGAAGCGACTATCAAACGACAATTAATGGAACTTCAACATCAGTTTGATTTAGAGTTAAAAAGAATGGAGCTTGAAAGAATGGTTGAGAAAGAGAAACTAATTGAAGATAGAAAAGATAATCGAACAAGGTTAGAAGGAACACAACAAAGTCAAATGATAAGCCAAAGACAAAACGATAGTCTTCCTCTAAACTTTGCTAAAGCAAATGAAATTGTAAACGAAAACTTACAAAATATAGAATCTCAAGAAATTGAGTAAATTATTAACTATTATATTATATTATGTCAGAAGAAATAAAAGAAACAGCTGGAGGTGAGTTAACTCAAGGCGAGTTTAAAATAAAGAAAAAACCAAAAAAACTAAACAAAAAAGATGAACCTATAAAAATAGACTTATCTAAAAAAGAAGAACCTAAAAAAGAAGAAAATGCCATTCAAGAGCAAGAAACAACGAAGGTTGTGCTACAGTCTGATGAGAAGAAGGAAGAACAAGTCGTGGAACTGCAAGAAGTGGGATCAACACACGAAGAAGAATCTCAAGTAGATAAACAAGTTGAAACTGAATCAACAAAAAGTAACAGAATAGTAGAATTGCCAGAAGATTTAAACAAGTTGGTTAAATTTATGGAAGATACTGGAGGCACAATACAAGATTATGCTAGATTAAATACTGATTATAGCAACGTTGATGATAAGGTTTTATTAAAAGAATATTATAAAAATACTAAACCTCACTTAAATAGTGAAGAAATAGATTTTGTAATGGAAGATAAATTCCATTATGATGAAGATATTGATGAAGAGCGAGACATCAAAAAAAAGAAACTCGCTATGAAAGAAGAAATTGCAAAAGCCAAAAACTTTTTAGAAGAGACTAAGGATAAATATTACGAGGAAATCAAGTTGAAATCCAATGTAAATCCCGATCAGCAAAAAGCTATGGATTTTTTCAATAGATACAATGAAGAACAAAAACAACTAACAGCACAGAAAGAAAATTTTATTAATAGAAATAAAGAATATTTCTCTAAGGATTTCAAAGGTTTTGAGTTTAACTTAGGAGAAAAAAAGTTTAATTATACTATTAATAATACAGAAAATATGGCTAAAGAGCATTCTGAAATGCAGAACTTCGTTAAGACGTTCTTAAACGAGGATGGTTCTATGAAAGATGCTCAAGGATACCATAAAGCTTTTTATGCCGCAAGGCACGCTGATGTTATAGCTAGACATTTTTATGAACAAGGCAAAGCTGATGGGATTAAAAATATTGTAGATAAATCTAAAAACATTGAAACGGCTTCTAGGCCTCAAAATGATACAGGAGATATTTATATAAACGGTCTAAAAGTAAAAGCTATTTCCGGTGTTGACAGTTCTAAATTGAAAATACAAAAAAGAAAATAAACTAAAAACTAAAAAAAATGGGATTAGTAACAGGTGGGAGTTTTCCCGCATCAATTATTCCAGCACAGAAAAAAATGGCGCTGGAAACAAACTTTCTAGAGTTTAATACTGGTACAGGAAAAGATTTTGCACAGCAATATCTACCTGAATTGTACGAAGCTGAGGTAGAAAGATACGGAAACAGAACATTATCTGGTTTCTTGAGAATGGTTGGAGCTGAAATGCCAATGACTTCAGATCAAATTATCTGGTCAGAGCAAAACAGACTTCACGTAGCTTATAAAGGTTTAGCAGGAAATATTACACAATCTGCAGCAGGTAACACTGGTGGAGTTGGTATTGGTAATGATGTTACTATTACACCTGATATTTCTAATACTGGTTTAGGTGGAGCTGCTCAAACTAAGCATGCTATAAGACCTAATCAAACTATATTGATTTCAGATCAAGCAACTGGTTTAGTTACAGCTAAATTATTAGTAATCAGTATTACTGATACTACAGTTGTATGTAGATTATATGGAACAAGTACTGTTCCTGCAGCTCTTTTAAATACTAACAATGTAAATATATTTGTTTACGGTGCTGAATTTAGAAAAGGTACTCCTGGAATGGATGGTTCTATCGAGCCAAACTTTACTCAGTATTCTAACAGACCTGTAATTATCAAAGACAAGTATGAAATTAACGGTTCTGACACTGCTCAAATTGGTTGGGTTGAAGTTGCAACTGAAGATGGTACATCTGGATACTTATGGTATTTAAAAGCTGAATCTGAAACTAGATTACGTTTTGAAGACTATCTTGAAATGATGATGGTTGAAGGTATGGATGCTAAAACTACTGCCGGTGGTGCATCTGCTTTAGCTACTTTAGGTTATGAAGGTACAGAAGGTATGTTTGCTGCTATTGAGTCTAGAGGTAATGTGTATTCTGGATTTTCTGGTGCTCCTGCTCCTGGAGCTGGTGCGTTAGGAGATTTCGATGAAATCCTTAAAAACTTAGACAAGCAAGGTGCTATTGAAGAAAACATGTTATTCTTATCAAGATCTACTGCTCTTGATTTTGATGATATGATTGCCGCTATGGCAGGTGGAGGTTATGCTTCTACTGCTTCTGCTTCTTATGGTCTTTTTGACAACGAAGCTGAAATGGCGCTTAACTTTGGTTTCTCTGGCTTTAGAAGAGGTTCTTATGATTTCTATAAAACTGATTGGAAATACTTAAACGATGCTTCTACTAGAGGTATGGATAAAGCTATTGATGGTGTTTTAGTTCCTGCTGGAACCTCAACAGTATACGACCAAATGTTAGGATCTAATATTAGAAGACCTTTCTTACATGTAAGATATAGAGCTTCTGAAACTGAAGATAGAAGATTCAAAAACTGGATTACTGGTTCAGTTGGTGGAGCTTATACTTCTGACTTAGATGCTATGGAAGTACACTTCTTATCTGAAAGATGTTTAGTAACTCAAGCTGCGAACAATTTTGTATTGTTTAAAGGAGCTTAATATTTTATATAATGCAGGGAGAAATCCCTGCTTTATTAATCTTTTAAATAATAAAAATTATGCAAAATATAATAAAACGAGTATCTTACGCTGAGGGTGGCAATGCTGATTCAGCACAGACTGATATTTACTTTAATATGGCTGGATATGTAAGTTTGATATCTGGAGTCGAAGCCTCTGGCGTAGGATCTGAAGTAACAATTATTACTTTACCTGGTAGCGGTGGCAGTCCTAGTGGCTGTTTTAAACTAAATTGTGTTCCAGGAAAGAATCTAGTAACACCTCAGATGGTTCAAGCAATAGACGACGCTATAGCTAATAACAGTACAACTCCTTTAGCAATTGCTGATATTGAATCACTATTAGGAACTGTAGAAGAGTTTAATCCGGTTAAGTTAGAACCTGAATCATTACCAAATATTTAAAACTAAAAATATGCAAAATTTAATAAAAACAATATGCGCAGACAATTTAGTTTTCGTATACGATTATGAAGATCCAGCTCCGTTTACATCGGAGTGGGATATTACAGCTTCGGTAGGTAAGTTAGCAGGTGCTGGTAATACTGAGAAAGTAGGAACTGGAGGTCATGGTTCTGGTCTAAAAGTGAAATTTACAACTGATGGTACACCAGCGCTTACAGACTTACAGATAAAAGATATTGGCAAAGGCTATAAACTTGGAGATGTAGTTACGTTTTCATTTACAGCCGCAGACAATATAGCAACAGGTTCATTTGATATAACCCTTACAATTCCTGCTAGTATTAATGATTTACCTCAAAACATGTATGTTGAGAACGGTCATTACGCTGGTAAATCAGGTAATGTATACATGAATGCTGATATAGTAATAGGATGGTTTGGTAACGACAGCAATCAAAATATGGTTAAATATTTAACTACTGAAAGATCTGGTGATGGAGATAAACAACTTCAATATGAAATATATTTTAGTGGTTTAGATAGTCAGGAGACAGAATCAGATGAGTATTTGCTAAATGAAATAGCTGCGGTTATTTCTCATGGTTTTAAAGACGCATGGCAAAGACCAATGTCGATGTTTACCTTAAACGATTATCTTCAAGGTTATTTTTATAATAACCCTGACTTAGGTATAGTGAATATAATTCTTAAAGAAGTGTCTTAAAGAATTATAGTCTAACAACTCAACAATGATCCCGCTTAGGCGGGGTCTTTTTTAATTATTATATTATATTATATTATGGAAAAAACAAAAAAAGCTCCTGCTCCCAAGCAAGAGGTTAAAAAAGATACTTGGGAATATAAAGATAGAAATTATTATTTATTAAATAATAAAAATCCTTTAACTTATACATTACCTAGTAGACATACTAGAAAATATCCATTAGTGTGGTTTGACGAAACTAAAGGATATGAAAGAGAGTTAAGATATGCTACTAATCAAGAAAGTATATTTGTTGATGAACAACAAGGTCAAGTAACCTTAAAGCATGTTATCTTTAACAACGGCCACATGATGGTTCCTAAAGAAAAAAGAAATCTACAAGAGTTTTTAGATAAACACCCTCATAAAGATTTAGTGTTTGGAGAATATGACGCTGTTGTAGAAGCTACAGATGATGTTGAAGAATTAGAGTTAGAAGTTTTAGCTATGAACGCTGCTTTACAAATGGATGTAGATTTTATGGAAGCTATAATGAGAGTTGAAATAGGTTCTTCTGTTAGCAAAATGAGTACTAAAGAGTTAAAAAGAGATACTTTATTATTCGCTAGAAGAAATCCACAATTATTTATAGAATTAGCTAATGATGAGAATGTTCAACTTAGAAACTTTGCAATAATCGCAACTGAAAGCAATATTGTGAAACTTTCGGGAGATAATAGAACTTTTACATGGGCTAGTAATGGTCGTAAATTAATGAATGTTCCTTTTGATGAAAACCCATATTCAGCTATGGCTGCGTGGTTTAAAACAGATGAAGGACTTGAAGTTTACAAATCAATAGAGAAAAAACTTAAATAACAAGTGATTATATATAAGGCGGCTATGCGGCCGCCTTTTTTATTTATAAAAATATTAAAATGGCAATAAACG